TTTTAGTAAAGTTAGGTGAAGATGGATCAGTTGACCAAGCACCCCAACCTTGTGTGTTTTTAATCTTAAATGCAACGTCAAATGCACCCTGTGGAGTTTTTGCTTTCGCAACATCCTCCGCAGACCAAGCATGTGGGTTAACCTGTGTTAATCCAACTTCTCCTGCTTTCCCTACCGCATCAGGATTACCATTACTTTCAGCGGCAGCAATAGCAGCTATGTGAGCTGCGTCATCACCTTTGAACCCGGCTTTCTCAGCCATCTTAGTCATATCAGCTAGCGAATATTTTCCTTTAGCATCAGCAGTACCGCTAGTATCATAACCATCACCACCACCCTCAAGAGACGTACCTTTCCACGGAGTTGTCTCATTCATAAATCGTCTTTTCATAGTATCATCTAAATCTTGATGCGCCATATTATGCTGCATCTGTATCATCATCATCTTATAAAAAGCGTGCATATCATCCAGTTGCCGTTTCCTCATCGACATCTGCATGACAGCTAAAAATGCTTTAGCAAATCCACCTGCGAATGATCCGCCGTGACTGCCTACTGTCGAGTTCGCCATTTCATTTGCTCACTATTTATAGTTAGGCGACCGCCCTCGCTGGCATAACACCCGGTTGCCCCGGCATAGCATTTGGTCTAGATACGAACTGAGGATTACGCGATGGTATACCCATTACAGGTTCACCACCAATATCCCCACGCATGTTAGCTTCTGTCTCTTGCTTCCTTGCGCTGTCAATTTGTTTGTACCAATACTCTTTACCTTTCCACCGCACAACATCTAGTGGCATAACGAACTCACCAACAGTTAATTTAGCATCCACATCGTCAGGCACTTGACCTTTAGATGGAGACATCTGCGGCGTTATAATCCCTCCCGGTGTACCATTCTGTGGAGGTATAGGTGGTGGAGGTTGTTGTGGTTGTGGTTGCCCCGGTTGTACTGGTTGTGCTGCCGGTCCTGCTTGGAAATAACGAGGTATAGCTCCACCATCCGCAAAGCCCATTGGCGGACTATAGTGCCCTCCTGAACTATATGGATTAGGTCTACGAGGAAGTGCAATTACTGTACCACCATCTTCGTATCTCTCAATCGGTCCACCTTTCTCTGCCCAAGGATGGAACATAGCCATCCCCATTAAGCTACCAGCAGCAGACCCAAACCCTGCCATCTCACTTGCATTGGCTTGTGCAAATCCTACTTGTGCTTGGTTATATCCATTAACCGCACCAGTATACACACTCATATTATTTGCACCAGCATTCCACCATTGTGATGGTGCAGTCATCATATTTGAACCAGTTTGCATACCACTCGTTATACCTTGTGATCCAGCTTGTCCTGCTCCTGTTGATGCGCCAGACAATGAAGCAACTGCATTTGGGAACCCACGACCAGTATTAACAGCACCACCAACTAACTGCATACCTTGCATCTTAGTTGCCATTGCCGCTTGCGTACCAGCACCAGCTTCAGCCGCACCGCCTTGAACTCCCATAGCGGCACCAAGGGAAGCAAATCTAGTTGCGCCGGGGTTAACACCGTAACCTTCTAATTGTTGCTGTGCGCTAGCCTTCTGAGCATTAATGCCTTCAGCAACATTAGCTGATGCTTCACTAGACTGTAGTGCTATGTTCTGCGGAGACGCCCACTCCTCAGCTTGTTTATTATATTGGGCCTCCATCGGTTGATATTGTTGCTCATAGAACTGTTGTTGGTTCCGACTGAAGTCCGCGGTTTGGTTTTGGGTTTGAATTTGTCCTTGGGCGATCTGCTGCATGTATGGGTATTCTTGCGCCCACTGCTGCTTCGACCAGTCAAGTTCTTGCGATCCTAACTGATAAGCTTGTTGTGCAGCTTGCGCGCTGACCAGTGCCTGCATCATACCAGACTGGTCTGCTTGTCCGCCCTTACCGCCACCCATCGTCGTCTCTCACTATAGTTAGTGAAGAACCGGAGCCACTGGCATAGCAGCTAGTTCTTCTATCGTCGGTAAATGGTTCATTCGTTCTTGCGGAGCAAATTCTATAACTGGTGGTTTCATTCTTAACCATTTACAATCTTGACGCACCATACTTGTAATGTACATACCATTATCTAATGGAGGAGGATTATTAAATACATCATCCATCTTATATTCTATTTTATATCCGAGCTTCAAAACTAAATTACGAGAAGCTATATTCCATTCTGGTACTAAAGCAATCATTTTCTTTGCCTGTAATTGATTAAATCCATATTGACATGTCAACCATAATAATTGCCTACACAATAGACCTTTAACTGGAACTAGAGCAATATGAGTAATCACAGAACCATAATTCCAATCTGTAAACAATACACCGCCTACCAGTTGATCACGAGAGTTATACTCAGCAATACAATGGTGTATATGCGGAACGAATTGTACCCGTGCCGCTCTTGCTACAGCATTGATAGCATGAACATCGTTTATACGGATCATGTTACCCTCACCATCAATACTGAACCATTCTTATAAACACCACCAACTGGAACGCCAGCAGTAGCAGCAGCACTATCATTAGCAGCATCAACTGGTAAAGGAGAAAACACAGCATTAACTAAAGTCAATGAACCTGTCATTACACCACCACTCAATCCTAGCACTTTATTCCATGTTCTATTAAAACGCGCATAATAGAAACCGTCAATAGGTGCATCAGGGAAACCTGTACCGGGAGCACCTGCTGGACCGGGCGGACCATCTTTACCGGGCGGACCATCTTTACCGGGCGGACCTGCTGGACCTGCTACACTTGCTGAAGATATCGCTTGTGCCACATGGTCTGTAGTAGCAAATACTTGCGATGCTTTAGTTAGCGTCGGTTGTGATGGCTGTTGTTGATTTACAATTAACAAACTCACCGTTTGACGCATAGCATTGACTGCATCACCCATGCTTTTAAGATCGCCGGAGTGTATTGGTATCGAGGGATATTTAGTAGCAACTGGCATTAAGCTTTCCTCAACTCCTTCACACTCGTTGCCATCTTAAGATGCACAACATTTACTTGACCTTGAAGTTCAAGTTCCCACAGAGTAGCCTTAAACCCATCTGGTATCAATAGAACCTCTTCGTTCCTTAGTATTTCCTTTACCATTACAAACCTATCATCTGCATACACTCTAATGATTAACCATTGCGTAGCAGGATCAAAGACTTGATCTTGAGAAGTATTTCTTGTCATAGGTATAATAGTTACTTCTGACGGTACATCAAATATAATCTTAATGGCTTTGAACGATGCTGGAAACGCCATACGAAACGGTTTGGACTCCCACGTCCAATCCCATAATGTAGTAGTACCCGGATTAGCTACTGGTGGGTTCCACTGCATTACTCTGCCATCACTTAATATCTCAAACAATTGACCTGATATCTCATCGAAATACATATTCTCAACTGTAGTAGAAAAATGAAGATAAGTAAATGAAGTATTCTTGTCCTCTTTATCTAGGACAAAACCATGTAGTACTGCTCCATCAGGATCAACATCAATTAATCCTGTACCTCTTATAAAAGCCACATAGTTTAATCCGAAATGTCCAGCAGCCCAATTCCAAGGCTGTAACGTATTGTGAAACTCTTTTTCATAAACAAATTCAGTTATACTTACAGTGCCGCTAGAGTTCAGCAATATAATGCCGTTAGGTGAAGCATAGTAAGCGCCTTCACCAGATGACACTACACTGCCCCTACTAATACATGGCTCATTGGATGATATTCTACCAATAGTCATCGTATCAGGAGTAACACCAGTAGCAATGAACGGTGTTCCTTTACACATGATGTTTAAGGAAGCACCATTTGCAGTTAGTCCCACAATTGGATAATCCACTGTGAGAGCATAAGAAGCAGGCCAAGCGTGAGGCAGATAAGCAGCACTGAACCATATCTCCCGTTCGTTACTCCACCCTGCGGCTATACCATTTGCCATCATCACTACCCCCTGAAGATCAATGGGGGGTGCTGTATAAAGCTCGCTTGACAGTGGAGAATTAAAAACGACATCCTGTGGCAACGCCGAGTCACTATAGTTAGTTACTCCGGTCGGAAACGGAGGTCCAAACTCTGTCACTTGATAGTACGATGCATTGCCAGAACTATCAACGACAGTACGATATAAGCGTACTTTGGCTAAATTTCGGTTGGTTGTAATACCAGCAGCGGGAGCAGGTATAGTTATTGTCCACGTACCAGTAGGATTTCCTGTTTCATTTGTCGGCGGACTAGCTGCACCCTCTTCACCATATGCACTAACGTATGTATAAACATATGCTCTGTTCTCAATATCAGTAACATCAAACTGAATTTGATCACCAACCAACACACCGGCACCAGCAGTAGGCGCGGTTATATTAACCGTTGTTGTGTTTACTACCCCTTTAGTATCAATCTGTGTAGCTATGGGAAACACTATATTTTGGAATTGGATGCTATCACCAGCACCAACACCACTGCTAGCTACATCTTGGCTCATCGTAACCTTAAGCCCTGATACACTAGCCACTGTAGTATTAACAATAAGTGCTGCCGAATTTGTAACATCCGTAATTGTCATACCAGCAACAATGCCAGTAACACTATTCATAGCTAAAGTATTAGGGGATGTGGCTCCACATTGTATTGCATCTCCAGCATTAACAGTACTAGCTACGTTTGCACTTAAAGTAATTTCGCTTCCTGAAACAGCAATTATAGTAGTACCAGCAGTAATTGAAGATGGGTTTGAAAGATTTGCAACTGCCATGCCAACTGTAGCACCAGCAGTATTACTTAATACTAAAACATTAGGCGGAGGGGATTGGAAATTTATTGCAGTACCTGGAGGTATAAGAGCAGCCATATTTTGGCTTAAAGTAATATTAATTCCCGATACAATACTCACGAAAGTACCAGTAGGGATCGAAGATGGATTTGATGGATTTATAGGTATCATACCTTGTGTGATACCAGCACTACTAGGTACAGTTAAGTACGGAGTACCAGCAGGCGCTCCAACAGTTATTGATTGAGTTATTACAGTTGGAACTAAACTAGTAGAAGTAATAGCTGAGTATGTCGGCGTAATCGAATTTGGATTAGTAGCAGCAGTTGTCGTATGTGTTACTGTAGTGGCAGTCTTATCTGTGATAGACATGCCATCGCTAAGATCGGTAGTATTATTAAGAGTTAATGTTGTGCCGCCAGCAGGAACGGCAGCAGTAGCCGTTTTTGTTAGGGTTGTTGGTGCCGGTACAACAGTAGGAGCAACAGTAGGAGTGGGGATACCAATGACCAACATAGGCCCAAGTGTATTAGTTGCCGGATCATATGTTCTGTATTGAGGAGGTGGCTTTATAGTAGGCCAATCTGGATTATCACCAGTTGAAGCATACTGATCAGATGGGAAAAAATAATACCTATTCCATTGATCCCCAACAACGGGGTTGCGTATTACAGCCATATATGGATCAGGAAACTCTAACCATTTGGAAGCAGAAAAATCAGGGGGTTCAGCAACACTTTCCGGTATACGATACACTTGCTGCGTGTCACTATGGATAGTTGTGTAGACCTGAAGAGCCTGCCGAAACCCTCTAACGCCTCCCTTGTAGAGCCATGTATTTTTCGCATACTGCGCGTTTCTATCGGGAAGGAGTATTCCATCCCGAAGTGGCATCATACCAGAGAAATCTTGTATAGTAATTACAGACATTTATCTTTGTCTTGCTCGTTGCTGGTTAGTTTCTACTGCCTTTCTGCCTGCCTCTTGTTCTTCTTGAAATCTCTGTTTAGTGAGTTTCAACGCATCCTTTCCAGCTTGCTGTTCTTGTAAGGTCTTTTCTGACAAGTATTGATTGGCAGGTTCTTTAGCTTCTGGTGTGTCACTTTTTGGCCTGGGGGGTAACGGAGCTGACATGTTCTTTTCCTCACTATAGTTAGTTACGCTAAGACTATCGCATACGGTTGCATGTGCGACGGGATTACGTTAGCAGTAGTAGTCCATACTTCAGTTTGCGCTTGAGTAATGATGACCGAAAGATTACCAACGATAAACGATGCGCCCCAAACTTCCACTTGGATTTGAGTTGCACAAGCATTCGGATTACCTCCTTGCGCTCCTTGCCCCCAAACCTCTACTTGGGCTTGGGTTATATAAGCAATCGTAGAACCCAAAGCTATATCTATAACAGCATAAACATTAATCTTTGAAACCTCTACGGCATTATTATCTATAACAGCATAAACATTAACTTTTGAAACTTCGGTAGTCATTAAGCTATACTCTGTACGCCATAATTAAATGTAGCTGCTGTCACATCGGCTATCGTCCACGCTGCTGCTGTATTTGGGTTAGTGGGCCACACTAGATTAGGAAAATTACCGAATGCAGCCCCAGGTGCATAACTTGAAGACCAATAGCGTGTACCATTAAAGTTAAACCCTGACTGTACATGCTGTGGACCAGCATCCACCGAAGCAAGAGCACGCATAGATGTCACTACTGCCCTAACAATCCAAGAGCCAGTAGGGACTGTAATACCGCCAGTTTTATAATCATTAATTTGTCCAGCAGTTGGACTAGTAACAAATGTTCCATCAGCAATAACTGCTTTATTAACGTTTGTTGCCGTTCCTGTCCACTGAGTAAGTGTGCCAGAAGTTGCAGAGTTCAATAACCACAACTTCATTGAACGAGTATCAATATCAGCAACAATAACTTCCGAGAAGTTATTATTAGAAACGTTAGTTTGACATGGAGTAAGATAGAAAAAACTAAGACTGGTTGCGCCATCAGTCGTAACATTTATACTAGCACCAGTATCGCAAATATTAACACCATTAGCATAAATTATCACGCGCCCAGTAGCCGAGTAGTTAACAAAAATATCTATCTTGACAAGTACAGCTTGACCAAAGGCTCCATTAGTTCCAGTAACAAGATCAACAATCGTTCCTGCCGCATTACGAGTAGAAATTTTAAATTGTCCAACGTTGCCTGTGTTTCGGATTAAAAGACGCGCAACTCCAGCAGCATCAGCAAATGCAAATGGAATAGTATTAAGTATCTGTCCAACTCCACTAGCCGAACTAACAAACCCACAATGAAACCAGAACGACGATAAATTGCCTAATGAAACTGGATTGGTAGCATAGCTAGTAGGCGGCCAAGCTGCATTACTAGTATTCATAAGTATATTACCACGCAATGCAGCATCAAACGGTCCAGTAGTTGAACCGATAGCCGTTCCTGCTAAAGTAAAATCAACATCCTCAGTACCTGCAAAATAAATGGTCATGAGACTACCTTAAGTCCAACCTCGATAGCATTAATACCTGATACAGTCCATGCGGCTCCTGTATTTGGATCGGTGGCATATTGTTGAAACGGCATATACTGATATGATGTTGCAAGTATTACTGGAGCACCAAGAGTAACGTTTGCACCAGACTTAAAATAAGTCTGCATTGTTCTTGCACCAGTATCAGACATCCTCACCAATTCTCTGACCTGAGCAACAACAATAGATTGTGGTGACACTGGTAAACCATTAGTAAGATAACTATCGGTAGCTCCAACTATATTAGAATAGTTCATTGTGGTGTCGCCATCTTGTACTTGCTGATTGACATTTTGCCAGTTTGCTGGTGTCCAGTTAATTGTCAAAGTAAATTGTGCGCTAGCAACTCCACCAGCCGGATTAGCAGGGAATGTAGGATAAGTAACGCCAGTATTTGTTTTATTCCAGTTAGTACCAGTACTGTTATTATAAGCAAGCGAAAATGCTGCATCACCCATAATTGCAAAATGATAATTAACTCCAGCAACAACATTAACTGGTGTCGGAAATGTAAATGTAACAACTCCTGATGCAGGATTTGTAACTGCGGTAGAAGTACCAAGAACAACACCGGGTGCTCCTGCCGTATCTGCATAAACGCAAGCTATAAGATGCCCGGTCATAGCAGCTTGTAAAGTAACAGTAAATGACGGCACAGTTCCAGTATATGTAGCTGCTTGTGCTGCGCTCCAATGAACAGTATTTGCAACGCCAGCAAAAGTTCCCACTGTAGACGAAATTGGAGTAGTAGGAGTAGGTTGTGATGTAAATTGCGTATTTGATCCCGGAGCGGCAGGAGATAAAATCCAAGCTCGCACATCGCCAACCCAAGTATTCGGAGCCGCTCCACTATCATCAAAAATTAATAGATCATCAATCTCGCCCGAGAAAGAAGTACTGGAACCATTAACAAACTGAATACCATTACAATAATTATTAGCACTTCCACCGCGCGTATTGATGCCAGTTTGAACCCAAGTATCAGTTGTCACTCCATTCTTCCGAATACGAACTTCACCCGTTGTATTATTAAAAACAATCCTAATTTGAAAATGATTCCATACATTCTGTGTAAATGCATTTGTGAAAGTAGCGACGATAGTTCCACCAGTACCACCAGTACGAACATAAATATTTTGATCGACGGCACTAAAATGAATTGTTACTTGTGTAGTAGCAATATCAAGCAACGTCATAAAAGTATCATTAACTGTAGCAAATGGAGCATTTTGGAAGAAAGCAAAATTTACATAAACAGTAGCTGAAGTATTACCATGCGGCCATTGCTGTGAAGTTAATACACCAGTTGTAATACCGCTTTTAACAATAGAGCAATACTTCCCTAAATTAAATCTTGTTCCAACTGGGCCTCCAAGTGCCGTTCCTATGTTCGCAGTATTCCACAAACCGCCCGGCAACAGTAACTCATTAGCGGGCTGTTGGGTTAGATACAAATCAAAACTGTCAGCGAATACGAAGGCCATCGTTACGTCCTCGTCACTAAAATAGTGAGGCTGACGTCAGCCAGCGTTGCATCCTGTGTGGCTGGCGCAACCATTTGAAGTATATCGCCTACCACTAATATCCCTCCGCTACCTGCCAATGTAACTGATGTATGGCTTGCTGGTGTAACGGTCAGAGTGCCTATTGCAGTAGTCACTCCAGCACTTATTTTGTTCAAAGTAAATGCTGCGTTTGCCGTTGCTTGCGTACTATCATATACTAATGCACCAGCAAGATTAGCGGGGACATTAATTCCTATTGGCATTGGTACGTTAATGACTTGACTTGCGGGCGGTTTCCCCGGATAAATAAAAGGTATCGGAACAGGAATAACTACCCAAGTAGCATTCTTACGCCCATATATATTATTATCAATTGGTGCTTCTGGAACACCTGAAGGCGGTATTATTCCTGATTCAGTAAGCACAGCCCATTGGTTGTTCATCCGCCCCCAAACTTCACCATCATTGGGAGCGTCAACTTGAAGAGGGTCAGGTATCCAACCACCATTATTACGGACATATATCTTACCATCAGAGGTAGCATCAACTTGAATAGGATCAGGTATCCAATTAGCATTCCTACGACTGTAAAGAGTGCCATCAAGTGGCGCATCTATAACATAACTAGTTGTAGAGTTACTAAAACCAATCTCCTCCCAAAAATAATTGATGCCATTTGTTGCCCATTCATACAATAAATTGTTATTTGTATCAAACCATTGATCTAATACATGTTGACCAGTCGGCGGGTCTGGACCCCAAAAATATCTAATATTAGTACTAACGACTGCACTTCCGGGTAGCAAGCTAACAACTGGAGGTATAGATGCATCACATGCAGATTTCGATGGCATATTAATTGTTAATATATCATCCCGCGGAATTGTTGAACCGACAATCTCAGTTGCTATTACAATGTTATATTGTTGTCCATCAATACCTCCCGAAATTAAAAACGAAAGAACAGTACCAGTTGCATTTAATATTGGATCGGTCAAGAACAACGGTGGATTAGTTTCGGCATCAGCAGTAAAATTATATGTCTCAATAACATGTCCAGCCAATATAGTAGTAAAATCTAAAATAACTAAAATTTGGTCTGAAACTTTTTTAACTATAGGGCCAAACTGTTTTGTGCTGTCTGCATAAAAATATGCAGTACGATTGTTTACTGTACCAGCAGGAAGAAGATAATTAGATGTCATGTCTTTATTATCCTCGTCCGAGAGATATATGGCGGAAGAATATTAATTGGAGTACCACCACCCACTGGATCAGTTGTTAATGTTAAACTATTATTAATAACAACTGTTGCAGGTTGTATATCGCCACTCAAATTAACAGCAGGAGGAGCGCCTACACCAGCAGCAAAACCAATCGAAGAAACAGTAACACTCATTCCAATAGTATTCGATGAAAATTGATGGGTATGTGGTTGTGAAGTATGCCCGTGTGGTTGAATAGTATGCGTGTGGCTTGGTAAATTAGTTAAATTTAATGCAGCAGTAGTCGAACCACCCATAGACCCTAATGGAAAACTAGAACCAGCAGTAACACCAAAACGATTAAGAGAAGGAGGAACCGCAAATGTAGTCGTACCATTTCCACCAAACCTATTACCTAAAAGAGCACCTAATGCCGGGTAGGTTGATATATTATATACACTACCATCTTCCAATAACCAACCGGCAGGAGCATTAACTCCATAATAATCCATAGATACACCGGGAGGAAATACGTTAGCAAGAGCAGTATTTGTAGCATTTATTTCATTTTGTAAATTCTGTTCTGCTAACTCCGCTCTTGTTGTCTCAGCGTCGATCTCGTTTTGTAAAACTTGATCAGCATTTATTCTGTTCTGTGTTTCTATAGCTATTAATACTTGAATTTCTTGCAAGTCTGCAAATAAAGACCATTTAGTGTTATCAAACGCTCCTTGTGTATTATTTTGGAGACAGCGGTATAAACTACCATTATATATAACAAAATCACCTGCAACATATAAAGCTAATTGTGAGTAATATCTTACCGCAACAAAGTCAACAGGAGATTTAGATGTGTCTAAAGCTCCTATTTGTATGTCAGCAAAGTTGATATAAAGCTCGCCCGAAAACTCAGTAACGGGGGGCCGCTCTAGGGTGGTATAGTATCGTATAGTTTGGACACGACTAGCCACTCGTTATTCCCCCAAATATCCATAGTATGAACACATAACTATCGACAGCAGGAGCAGTCGCGAAAGTTATAGAACCACCAGATGCATCGAACTGTATTGTAGGCTCTTGCCATACACCATCAATAGATACAAACAATGAGTTAGGAGTTGTAACATTGGGTATAAACAAATCAGTTGAGATAAGAGAGAACGTAGTAGTGACCCCATCAAGCTCAAGTGGTTGCATTCTTTTAATTGTAATATTGCCGCTTACGCCACTATCTCCACCAGTATCAGGTGGAGGAGTACCCACACCAGATATAGCCCAAAAGTTAGTCACACCGTCAGTAACATAATCATACCAAACATGATCAATCAAATTATACCAACGATCAAGTAAATTAGCATTTGTTGGTGCAATAGCAGAAACAAAAAATCTAGGGTATTTATTAACAAAAACTTCTTGAGTGCCATATTGTATAAAATTGTTTTTGTATGTATCTCCTTCAGAACCACAAGCACAACCACCCTCACCAAATACATTAATTATTAACAAATCACTATGTATAGAACCATCATCAAGTACCGCATTAGCTACAACGTTATAAGACATATCTGAATAGCCGCCATCAACATAAAATGTCACTAGTGGATCGGCAACCACAACACTATCTATAGTGAGTGGAGGTACTCCACCCGGTTCAATTTCAAACCAAATTTTATCAACTGAAACAGTCGGAATTAACTTGCTATAGTCCATAGTAAGTTGTACGCGCCCATCAAGAGGTTTATCGAACGAACCCATCTTGTTCGTACTATTGACATAATAGTATGCTGTATTAGTTTGAGAGAATGGTATGGGATAATTCATCACACCGCCTTATGCTTGAATGGGGTGCCGAAGTTTTGCGGGAACATCCATCTCTGACTACCATAAACAAACAAATGTCTATTCTCAGTACGAGCTAACCCAACCCCTTCATGAAACTTACGCATATTATACTCAGCCATTTTTGGAGAACTGTATGGCTTATTAGGCGATAACATCAATTTACCAGACATACCATGAGCTATATACTCAAAATATTTCTCAATGATCCAATCGGGCATTTCAGTCGGTAAACCCTTACCATCAACTGGATCAGCAATGGAAAGAGATACTAATGCTACCCACACGTCATTAGTGCCGGGGTTCCAGAAAATACGTAGAATAGGGTTCTTTACACCAGCAGTTAATAACCCACCATCTCTTGGAGCGCGTGGAAATGGGTTACTAGTTTGAGCGCCCGGTACAATTGATGCGTACTTTATAAACTGCGGAGGACAACCCGGAATATATTCAATTGGATCACTCGGGAGATTCTGTGGTTTATCCAACGACATAAGTCGTATAACGTCAGCATTCTGACATGTATTGATCACATAATCGTTAGTATCTCCTGATATATAAATCGGCACCTCAAACAACCAAATATTTGTACGGCGAAAGAACTCACGCAATGTATTAAATAACAACTTACGTAAGATACCATCCATTACGCCCGGACAATCCATGCGTACCGTATCTAACAATCTAACTAAGCTTGTTGATACACTCATGATGCTGCCTGTGTCATTCGTTGCATGAACTTAGTTAAGAATGCTACACCTCTCTGGTCTTCTGTATCGTCAACATCTAAGAACTGTAAGTGAGCGCCCATATACCATAATATAGGATCATTGTACCTTGATGGTATTGGAACTAATGGCCCATCAGAAGGAACATAGTTATCACTACCATCAAACACAATGTCAGAACTAGTGTAATAACCCGATATAAAACCATCATCTAAATCGTTTGGTTGGATCTTCTGTTGGTACTTTAAATCTAAAAATATATCAGGACGTATACGCTGTGTTTCCTCAAGCGCAACATTTAGAGCATCAACAATCTGGTCATCAGTGTACCGATATGGCAGTACTCTATCCTGCATCCTGTTTCTAGCAGAAACAACATATGCAGTGACTGTGTTGTATAACTGGGCCACAGGTCACTATCCTTAGTGAGAAGCGCTCCCGGTTAAGTATGCGGCTTAAACCGGGAGCGCCCATCCACCATCTTACGATCCGACGACCTGAGACACCAAAGCTTGAGCTAGTGCCTCACTTTGTCCAACCGGGATGGAAGGATTACTTGCGAGAACTTGTCGGCCATACACTTGTAAGCCACGCAAAATCTGTCCGAATGTACGTTCCGAACGGATAGTCTCAACGTTAGTCAACTGTGACGCAAACGTTAAGGCATGAGCATGACCAGCATAGATAGGCCACACACCAGCACTCAAGCCCGAACCAACGCTAGCATTGCCGGGGAGCAAGTTTGACCCGTAGATAGTGAAACGGTCAACCTGACCAAATCGGCCATTACGGAGGATAGAGGTCTGATCTCCTGACACGAACACTTCACGCAATTCTGAACGCTTGAGTTGGAACGTTGCCCATGTAGGCATGACAATCCAACGTCCCGTCTCAGGGATATTCTGCTCGTCAAGCACTTGACCAAGACGTAAGATAACGTCAATGATTTCAACTTGACCAGTAGTTGGATTGCGACCAACTGTATTGATAGGAGCCGCGTTCGTTCCAAGATTAACGTTAGCTGAGATAGCTCCTGCCGTCGCACCGCAATTAGCACCAGCGGTAGGGGTAGTAGGAGTACCGCCGGGACCAAGATACGCTTTATTGAGGATATACAACAAGACATCAGTATCAACTGCAATCTTCATTTGTTCCGAAGCATCATCGGCCCAAATAGAAAGATTGTTGATGTCTGATTGCTTTTCGATCACATCGTCAAGGATGGTCGAGAAATATTTGCCTTGGTCGATGTATAATTCAGTGAAGTTACCAACAGGACGCTGAAGCGACAGATCGCCATTGACTAGATAGTTATTAATGACAATCGTCGGCTTTTGACGAATTTTAACGCGGTCGCCGTAACTCTTGATTTCGCCTTCGTAGTCGGTATTGCTGATTGCCGCCAACACCGTCGCGGCATAGAACTTTTCAATCAGCTTACCTGACCATAACTCCGGTACGAAACCAGCAGCTACATAGTCAGTACTAGTGGTAGACGAACCACCAGGTGCATAGATTACAGGGGTTGTGCCGGAACCGGCAAGACCTAGTGCCATTTGAATGCCTCATTACGTCAGGTGTTAATGACTAACACTAACGAATGCGACCCTCTCTGGCAGCTTGAAATAGCTGTGCCTCAAGAGCCGCCTTGTCAGCGTCACGGCCCGTATACATACCCTTGGTAACATCAGCATAAAATTTAGTGATGTCATCACGGGTAATATACGGTTGATCAGGGGGCGTAACTGGCTGCCCTGATTTTGCCCGACCCGGCGCTGCAAGGCTTTGTAGTTCAAACTGTGGGGGTGGTGAACGGTCTACACCATTACCATTGCCCGCAGTTGGTTGCAAATTCCCAGCAGGGTTAACGGCGGCTCTCTCTTGTCTATACCCCTTTATGATGTTAAGGACACGGGAAGCTTCATTATTCCGGTGTGCTTCAGCTAAGAGGTCTTTACGCACTCGACCTGAGAATGGATCTACATTCGCAAGCCAACCAACGAACTCTTGGTCATGATTGGTTACTTCCCAATCAGGTAATTCACGATCTAGAGTATCGTAAAAACGCCCAGTAGCATCTTGGGTGACAACATTACGGACGCCACCTACAGTCTGCTTGAGCTGTGCATTCTCTTGCATCAATTGATTAACAGCTTGACTAAGTTTTGCAATCTCAGGACCAACAATCTCCATAGTCCTTCGACCCATTATATCAAGTACTTCGTTACCGTACTCCTGTCGTTCTGTATCAGAAATAAGCTTAGGCTGAACAACTGGTTGATGAACTGGCTGACCACCACCAAATCTTGTATCACTTGATGGACCAAATTGAGAAGGGGCAGGTGGTGCGGCAGGAGGGCCAGCAGACATAGCAAGCAATCGTTGTAGCTCAGAAATTTGTTGTGACTGCTGTCTAGTTCGAGCTTCAGCGGCATCATACCGCCCTTTCATAGAATTAAATCTGTGTTCCCAACCGGGGTCTGACGGTGGACCTTCGGAAATGTCACTAACGTTAGTGACCGAGGCCGCACCATTTCCTCTTGAACCGGGGGGCGGCGGGGGTCTAAGTGTAGCAGCAATCTCATTAGCCCGAGCGGCCGCATCCTGCACTTGTTGAGGTATTCTTACATTCGGGTCTGGATGGTTTGATTGATCGTTCACGGTTGCGTACCTTGTTTGTTGGTCTTCTCCTTGTCCATCTTTCTTATAGCATCGTCAATATTTCTAACTTCGTCCCTGAACTCCCGCATATGTCTGACCATGCCAATAGCCAAAAGTGCTTCATTAGTAGGAACGCTTGTAATCACTCGTTCCATTTGATCTTGTGTATAAGCACTTAAAGCTTCCACAAATTTCATCCATACATCAGGGTGAGTAGTTTTAGAAACTGTATATAATGTCCTTAGATATGTTTCTCGTGGGTTCATAAACCCCCCGGCCACTTAGCTACGATACGAGGTTGAGAAGTGTTCTCCCTTGCCGCTCCAGTAGTTTCAATACGCTCAAGTGTTTGACCAATAGTATAATCTGGATTTCCTTTATTCTTCTCGTAAGCAGCATGTTTGTCTTTGCAGTACTGCTGGTTTACCAACCTTTGCTCGCGAGAACCGCCAGTAATAGTAGTAAAACCCCACAAACCATTAAGCTGTTCTCGTTTATTACCGGGACCATACTCATGAATACCAATATCGGTATCACCCCATGCCTTTGCATCTTTTGTTTGTTCTGATTTTTTATCCATCTCATTCTCCTTTGCTTTTATGGAAGAATTGGTTTGCCATTAGTATCTGGCGGACCACTATAAAAAGGATGATTAGTCGGAAGATTACCTTCTAACCCCCACTTCCACGCCAGATAACCCTCAAGCTTCTGACGGTCAGCGTCGGCAATTAAGGCACAGAGAACAACCTCACTGACATTCCCTGTAGCGAACTGACCAAATCCCCCCAAATATTGCAGCCCGCATAAGGCACAATAAGCAGGCTTAGATCCATAATGAGCTGGGATATCATTCGAAGTAGGAAGGGTACTCCATAACGATCCATTAGAATAATCATTATATTGATTTGTCGATAATACATACGTCAGCCCGAAAAGCTCTGGAACGCCAGCCCTTTCAAACCCGTTTGTCCCTAAATCATACGTTTGACTATCGCCACCGCCAAACATAGTTATAGAACTATATATAGAGTACGGGTTAGCGTAACCACTCCCATCCATTCCACTTAACTTGACAATACCCCACTGGTTGCTTGTCGGCATGTTGGAAATAGTCGCGATTGAAATCCCTTCACTAAACAAACCAGCAGGCATGTCGATAGACAGAATTTGAGAGCCGCCAAAAATCATTGTTGGCTTACCATTCAACCCTGTCGCGTTGTAAGTCGGCTGCATACCTGCCGTCGCCAGTACGTTGTGACCATGCCCGCTCTGATCGTTCCACTGCGCCACGGTCGGGCCGTTTAGGATGATCGAAGCCGTATTTTGCGCGTCATACCATGCAACAAGATTGGGTAGAGAAGTAGGGGTCCACGGAGGAGCAATATTAATACTAGCTGCACCTATATCATTTATTGCAGTAACATATTCATTTAATACTGAAGTATATGCGCTACGACCTATATGATCATAAGAATTTGGATCAGCAACAGTAGTGACATTAACTGCTTGCTTAAACTGCACAATATAATCTCTTAGCTGACGTAACCAATCAGTCATATTATCTTCACTATCTACCATATTAGCACGAGTAGGCGTAGGAACATTTTTTGGTGGTATGTTAGAATATGTTATCCAAGCTCGAAAATAATTAAAAGTCTTCATAAATGCCATTTGATGGTTACGATAATCAATCGAAACAAAAAGTGGCATGGAAGTGGGAGCGTCAGCCATTCAACACTCCTATAATTCTATTAATTGTTTCAGTAATCCTTTTACATACAGGAACAAATGCATGATAATCCATACTAGAACCTATTTGCGGTATAGGTTCAACATCGAACTCCTTTTGAAATATAATAAGATTTATAGCTTGAATGCATGGCCGAAGGAATGTCATCGGCATACGTTCATCACAATTACCTTGAGCTGGCACTTTAACAGGTGGAGCTTCAAGTCCAAACGCAAACTCAATAAGCTCATTAATTTTATTACAAATACCCGCCACTATCTCTGTGCGCGCAGAGATACCGCAATCACTATGGATAGTGATCTCAAGTGGTGGTGGGAAATTGCGTTCCCAAATACTCATGGCACCACTATGTAATTACTCTGTGACGGAGTACTCGCACCCGCCGCAGTGGTTGCAACAACAAGACAACTCAACTCATGTCCACCTTGATCAGCAGCAACAATGGTATGAGTTGCTGTAGTTTGACCAGCAATATTCGCATTGTCACGCTGCCACTGATAAGTAAATGTAGCACCAGAAGCATTCAACCATATACCGTTTGTAACGCTCAGTATACTACCCAACACTGGCGGAGTAGCATTACTACTAGCAAACGGCGGATTAACAATTTCCGGTCTTGCTGCACCTGCTGCTGCCGCTATAGCATTAACCGCTGTTACAAATGAACCATAGTCCAAACTACTTAACAACGGCAATGAGAGTGCAGCCCGACAATAGTTGATATACTTCAAATATACGCGCGGGCTATTTGCTGCACTCTGATCAGGCACTTGATTAACAGGCAAGCCAAGATCCTCGCATATCGCACGGATAGTAGCCAACCGACTACCAAAGTCAATTCTAGGACGAGCTGCGAGGGCCATGAGAGTTAACCTTCCTGAGATTCTTTCCCGCTTATGAATGGGACTTTCTTACCAGCATGTCCCTTGCCAAACATATGGCCTGAGCCACCTTCAGCATAGCGAACGTCTTTACCATAAGAGCCTTCACCCTTACGTTCAGCCTTCTCGCCCGAAGCACCACCATTATCGGTTTTACCCGATTGGCCCGGAATAACTTCATGTGCAGTACCACGACCAAACATAGAAGTTTTACCACCCTGAGCAAAGAAGTCAGGACGGTCTGATTGTTTATCCACTCGACCCATTGCAATCTCCTAGCAGTTGTCTCGACCAGCACGAACGCGGCCTTTAACATCGCCACCCTTCTCATATCCAACAGGACCACCTAGAGCGTGCTTTTTAACGGCACCGCCCTTCTTTACACCCAATGGACCCGGTGATGGTCCTGAAGGACCGGGACCGCCCAAACCACCGGGAGGCCCCATAGGAGCAGAAGCCATAGGTGTAGAAGGCCCGCTAGGTTTCTTTCCGATGCCGCCCATTGACATTGCGCCTGGGCCTTTACCACCACCTTTTTTCCTTGCCATCGTATCACTCCTTTGCTTCGCTCCGAAGGTCACTAACGTTAGTGAGTTACCCCACCCCTCCTGCGACTGCTCCAACGTTGTTAGTCATTGGGCCTTGTTGGTTGTTAGTTGGCGGACCAGCTTGACTACCTTGGGCTTGTGCCCCCGGTGATGGTTGTTCTGGCGGGCTTTGAGCGTGGCCCGGAATACCTTGGCTTGCCGCCATAGCAGCTGCGGCTTTCTGTTGGGCTTCAAGCTGTTCCTCTGTAGGAACAATGTTCTCCCCCGGTAAACCAATTTTATCCGCCACACTCCTAAGTACCTGCGCCCTTCCTTTCGGTCCAATGATCTGCATATCAATCGGATTAGCTGTAAGCTGTAGAAACTCAAGCTGACGGGAACGCTCAGTCTCTCGCTGTATGGCGGTAGCAACTCCAAGAACTCTAGCTTTTTCGTCACCTGTGAGTATACCCGACTTATCAAACATCATAATCATATCAAAAAGCCCATCTAGAACTTCAGATATGACATCGCGATCTATGTTAGAACAAACAGTCTGGAGTATCTTTGCAGAGTTCTGCATCAACATCGACAAACCAGATGCAGTACGCCCAACACCAGCACTAGGTGTGCCGGTCATAAATTTAGGTATGGCGCTTATCTCATCTGCTAATTGGGAGAACGCTTGGTAAACCGCAAGCAATTCCTGAGCGTTAGAAGCGGGATTAAAGAATGATATCGCAGGTTCGGTATTATTGCCAAACGGATCAGATTTGACATGCCATCGCTTCCACGGGTATAGGTCTTCTCCATCCTCACCGTCTGATAGTCTATCATCATTAACAATTACTTGTGGTCCGCTAGCGATGGAAAGGTTATTGACAAGTGACCGGAGAGTAGCATTAGCAACGGTAGTAATATCAGTAAGAATGTCAGGCAAACCGTTACCAACAGGAGTACCAGGAACCTTTTCGAGTGAGGTGACATAGTATTGGTGTCGCTTACGTGGTGATGGTGTTAGTTGCGCTTTAATGACATGAGAACCAATCAACCAAGCCTGAACATGATAATCTCTAGATTTGTCTGTGATCTGGTTCGGTGGAAAACCTATATCAAGTAAATGACTACCTTGCACATTACCTTGGAACTGTAAACAGCTAATCAATCCCGATTGGTTAAACCGAGGGTCTTCACGAGATTCAAGAATAGCTCGAGGTTGATCTGTCTGATCCCAAGTATCCACGAGACCACCAGACCCGTACTCGTCAAGAACGGCACGCACTTCGTCTGTATTGAAGCCGGGCATATCAAGTAGATCGTTGATTTCTGCACGGGTAAGACGCATACGCTCAATAACATTGGCGTTCGCTATGTCTGAGACACCGGGGGTCCAATAGATATCGAAAGGGGAAACACGCTCCCAACAAAGTATTGGTTTGTTTGTAACAACTGCTTGTTTAGGTCCACCAACCCTTGGTGCCGTTTGACCGGGAGAACCTGAAACTGTTTGACCTTGGAACTGACTAGGATCATTCGGATTGGGTGGCGCTCTACTTAAAGCGGGAGGAGATGGACTAGGAGCTTGTATCCACTCTACACTTGTTTTAATACGGACGACCGGACCTTTAATAACTCCATAAGGAAACAAAGGTAAATCAACTAAAAACTCTGCTAGTGCTGTAAAGAACCCACCTTCACTTAATATCTCTTGTATTTTATCTTCGGCGATTTTAGTTTGTTCGGCGCATTTTTTCTTAGCAGCATCTCTAGCAGCCGTCTCAAGTCCGAGTATTCTGTCGCGGATAGCATTTGCGTCAGGTATAGGTGGAGGAGAAGGTGGCTCAGGTGGTAGTGAGCTAGCCACCTGCTGTTGAGATTGTCCTGTTTGTTGTCCGTAGGCGTGAGCTTGCGAGACGGCATGGAAGTGAGCCGCAGTCTGCATAAGGGCTTGGTAGTGAGCCTGTGTGGCTTCCTGCAATTCAGAATGTACAAGAGTTTGAATAGATTGAATTATTTCATCTGGAATAGGCGGATCATCATCCGGCTCAAGACCCCAAGGACGTTCTGGGCCTAAGTATACATCGCGCAATAGTGAAGTAGTGCCCCTACACTTCATCGCTAACAATCTAGCATAAACTTCTGATCCTCCGAACTTCTTAATAGCTAATATCTGTTCTGGTTCATACTCTCCATTGAAAGCACGTAACGCACGCAACAATCTATAACTCCAACCGGAACTTGCTGTATCCCGGTGGCGACGCATAATAAGCCACTGATCCCATATATAACCGGATAGCCCAGTTAGATTTGGGGTTCTATTAGGAGGATATATTGCTTGAGCACGTTGAGCGGCAGCCTGATCAAACTGGGCAGCCGTCTCGTTTGTACCAACTACTCTGAATGGCACCAGAGGTGGCATTAGCCGCCACTTTTTAAACTTTTAGTGGTGCCGCATACTGGTTTTACAGTTTACTCTCTTTGAAAATTAAGTCAATAGGATTTTAAAATAGTCGAAAATTTATTTTTCTTCGCGCCCGAAAGTCGGTGGATCGGCCGGAACAAAGCGTCCAGAGGTGTAATTATCCTCGCGATCTGCCTCCCATTCACTCTCTTCAGGGTCGTGTTCAATAATTTTCTCACTATTTATAGTTACCGTTGGAAGCCCGGCACCGATGTTAATTTCAAGTCTGAAACTCTTATCAGCACCATGTATTGCATCGTGAGTGTCCAATTGGCCTATCTTACTTATAGCCTTGAATGCTTCAACACGGGCACTTAACGGTTCATTTGAGTCTGTCATTGACTCAAATATATAAGGCAAACCTTCTTCAATTGCCCACTGAGATTTGATCTTTACACGTTTAGCAGTATTAACTGCACCGTTCCACTCCACCATGATCTGGCGAAGTATACGTTGGAACGTAGGGTTATGAGTAATTAACTCATACCCTTCCTCTGTCAAGTTTAGAGACTTGAGCATGTTCTCTTTCGTTTGATACGCCTGCACAATTTCTTGTGCAAGCGCATGAAAGAGTTTTACCTGCTCATCATTAAGCGGAATCTTCACCTGCTTCACGGGCTTTCTTCCTTACAGCATCGTTAAGCGCACCCGTAATAGTGTTTGCCACGTAGTCTATTTCATCTGACGCTTGCATTGCCTCATCTACAGTTGCCACACTACGAAGGTTCGGTTTTCCTTTCGGACCTAGTAGTGTTCCTGCCTCTTTATTTTCTCTATATCTACGATAGATAAACCCCCAAGTATCTGGTTGTCTACCCACAAAATCAGAAAAATATTTAGTCCAATGACCATTATAAGGATCAATGAACCCAGTAAGTGTTTTAGGGTTAGTACAATCCCAGAACCTATATCCACTCTCCCATATCTCTTTCATAATCGGGCCTAGTAAGAAATCATATTCTTCTACTATTGGGCCAGTAGTTTCTACATTCTCTTTTTTATTACCTTCCCAAAGACTATCAATAAAGTCACCCACATCGTCATATCCAGCGGCACCACAAGCATCAGTGATTTTACCTAGTAACTCAGCACGACGCGCCTCCACCATAAGTCGGCGCATGATATTTAGAAACTCATGCTTTGTCATCTCACTCTCCCTCATGTTGTACTATCCTGCGTATGATCGCAAGTTTATCACATACTTTAGTGTACTCTTCACACCACTCGTCACGCACCTTCTGACATTTACGTAATAGCTTCTTTAGCTTACGTTTTGTCATTTGCTTTGTCCTCTATACGCGCGTGCGCGTTCTTTGATATTACATGCGCGCGTTCACTTTCAATTATCTGACAAACCTCCTGTCCCTCATACGCACTCATAAACTCAGTAGGTAAATGAACAGTCTTACCATCAATATGAGTAACAACGTACCAGTACCTAAATATAGGACGTTTCTTGTCATCGAGCTTCTCCGCAAGATCACGCGCAACCGCATAGTGTGCGCCACCTTTACCCTGAGCACGATAGTATTCACGCTGTTGGTGCTCTGGTCCCTTTACATAACCATGCGCCCAATTGAGGTCATCACCCCATACCATTACTACATCGTTGCCATCTACATCCTTTCCAACAACTTGTTTATCCATTGGCATCTTTATCTCCCAACTTTAAACGCAATGGTTTAAGTATAGCCATTACAGGTTTTGTATTATGTGAGAACATTTGTAATTTACCATCTGGGCTTTCCCACACTTGACCCAATGAACAATCCAAATCAGCCCGCCGTTGCCAACCAAACGTATGAAGCGGTGCAACTACCACGGTGGGTTTCGTCGGGTCACTATTCATAGTTAGCTCTTGAGCTTTGAGTCTATATGTACTATGGTGTTAGGACCGATAGCATCCTTCATAAGTTCAGCTAAATGAGCTTCAGTTTTACCAGAGAATATTAATACATCAATTGGCAAATCCATTAATGCACCATTAACTTTAATGAACGTATCTCCCGGCTCATCACGAAACTTAGCAAGATTGCCAAAACTTAACCCAAGAATTAATAATGTACGTCCATCTGGTTGAACTGCTGTTGCTTTAATCATGAGTGTTTTCCATCCTCAATTGTTCTTCAAGTTCATCTGCCATAATACGTAACTTTATAATCATTCTATCGACAGGACAGTCATATGAAAATTTTATGTATGCACCATTCATTTTCTCTTCACCTGCCCATAAAATACGAAACCCTATTTCCTCTGTCTCCTCCCAATATAATGTCTCAACTGTCGTCATGCTCTCCCACTTATTTCTGGTTGCCCTTCAAAACGAGCAATCATTTCCTTCATAAGCGTTACAACGTCCCTACGGTCTGCACCATTAGAAATGTAATTACAACGTCCATCAAATCCTTCAAAAGGAAATACCATTAGAACGAAGCCAGTTTTACGATCCTTCCCTTTAGCTTGACCGTTGAACATCTCATTGAGTGCAACAGCCATAGAGTTCATCATTACTATATATTCTTTCTCTATCGGAGCATCGCCGAGTTTCCACTCCCCAAGTCCGCGTTCTCTTTGTTTATGCTCGCTCATGTGTGCTCACTATAGTTAGTGGTGGGAGCGGTAGGATTTGAACCTACGTGGGACATAGCCACCAGATTTACAGTCTGGCTCCTTCATCGCTTGGATACGCTCCCCCAAGGGGCTGGCTCCGTTTTGTAGTCCGTGAGTGTCCATTTAAGTACGGATAACACGTCGCACCGCACACCCCGTTGGGGCGAACCCGATGCTGCATTTAAAGCACCCAGTCCGCCCCCATCATAGCCTAACGGGGGCTGTCAGGCTACGATATCACGCATACGCTTGCGTGTCGCTGCACCCCACGCCATAAACCCAAAGCCAATAGCTATCATAGCCCAAGTAGAAGTCTCAGGCACCTCACTCGTTACCAACGCCTGACCTCTATTGATCAACGCCTCTCCCGGAGACAGAGTGAGCGTCGATTGAAGGGTCATAGAGAACGGAGCAGCTAATGTTTGGATAAAGCTACCATTAGTACTGAACGCACTAGTACGCCCAACTGACGCATTACTGAACGTGGTTAGTAACACACCGGGGGTGTCAAAGGCATTGTCTGCACCTTGAGCATTCGCCGGATCGACGAACCAGCCCATCGTGATGGCTGAGCCACTCGGCCCTTGCCAAGTACCAGACCCCGCAGCAGTGAACAAAGCTGCAATACTCGGAAAGTCTGTATCACTCACGGCAACAGTAGCCACAATGGGAGTGGCTAGCGTGTTAATGATATCGAGAGATGACGTGTTCAAACTCGGAAACGGAGGACCGTGATCCGATGCCTGAATAGAGCCGTCAACTGCAATACCGTCAACAACGACATTACCAACCTGAACAATACCAAGTGCAGGGTTGGTATCGCACGAAGTGTTATCGGCACAGAAGAACGCATCAGGTCCAACCTGAAGCGCAATCTGTAACGTAGCATTTGCGGGGGCGCTTAACAGTGTCGCTCCCAATAAAGTACCTACAAGTCGTCGCATTTGTCTCACTCCTATGTCGCCTTTCCGTGTGCGCGTCACTATATATAGTTACTCTTACATATGATAGCTGCGCGCATGTAACGCTCCTACGCGTACTAAGTCCAAGCCTGCGATGGCATCCTCCCCCTTCTCTCTAGCGCCTCTCGCCTTCTTATATCACTGCGAGTGGTATTCTCAACCCAATTGTATGCGCTAGCGTTACGTGCTACAAGCGCAGCATACTCCAGCGCATCCGCTATATGTGAGCTTTCGTTCTTGTCGGGTACAGGTTTGCTTATACCTGTTTTTAATTTCGTATACCTATACCCACCATTAAGTGCTGCGATCAAGTTCGGGCACCCCAACTCGCTTATGAGCATACCGGGGCCACCGTCAATACTCAAACCAAGCCAATACTCGACAGCTTGAATACGTAACTCAATGTCGTTTGTTGGTGCAGGATATGCGTGCTTAAACCCAAGTTGGTTCAATACTTTAAAGTTGTTTACTTCAAACTGGTCGTTTTTATACTCACCACTCGGGTCGCCAATTATTACAATACTCTTGCCCATATACAACGGGTTGAGCAGCATGGGCCGGAGTGTTGATTTAACGTGAAATACAATACCAATGTCCTCTGCCGACGCCTCCTCAAGTATCAGGAACCTACCGCGGTGATCTACTTGGGTAATCAAGCTCCACGGACTACGACCAAAGTCCTGTCCAACGAGGAGCATTTTGTTTTGTACGGGTTCAACATTTGGTGCACAGTGATACCGCCTAACAAAAGTATTAGCGAACACAGCAGTACCCGAAGGATCGCGTCCATATTCAGCGTCAACATATCGACGAACCCAGTCCTGATTCTTGGTTTGTGCGGCACGAGCATAATACTCCCTCCCCTTTTGTAACCTAACTGGGTGGTCAAGTGGTAGTAATATACTCTCAGCATTCTGGTTCAGGTGCGGTATATTCTCTGCTATCTCAGTTCTACCACCCGGTTGCTTGAACACCTCAAACTGATTAGGCGCGTTTTCTAAAAACTCGTGCCAGTCGCTATGCTCAGTAGGGAAATTACTGTCGCCAATAATACCAGACCAAGTAGGCACACCAAAGCGACCTCGCGGGTACCGAGTACAACGACCGCCCAAAGGGTCCATAAGGTGTACATTAACTTCAGAAAACTCATTTATCCATGCCCCAGTAAGTTGGGTAGACAATAAACGTCTTTCGTCAGAAGGCTCATCCAACGGCAGGAACAACCATTCACTTCGTATGTCATCGAAATTTATATATAAAGTACTCTCACTTACTTTCCACTCAGCTATCTCTTCCAACCACATCATACAGTCTTTAAGAACTGTCATCTTAAGTTGCGATAAAGTCTGGCGTACTATAGCAAACCTTGTGTGCCGTAACCCGTCATCTCCCGGAGCTTGCATAGCGGCACGCCTAACAAGCTCCATTATACAGCTTGTAGTCTTCCCGCTTCCTATTGGCCCAAGTATTAAACGCCCAAAGCTCGGGCTTGCCATGAACAAACCGATGGTAAGCGGAGCGTCATATTTTATATGTGTGCCCATTAACTATATATAGTGAGCGTGTTGGTGGTTGTATGCATGTACGGCACTGACCACGGTTTTTTTAAAAAGTAGGAGGGCGCTACTAGCTGGGGGGCTCATGAATGCAGCACCCTCCTAAGCGAGCCGATGGACTTTGCTCACTGTTGTATAGGGTACAGTATTGTATTAGTATTGTCAATGGGATTTACAGTATATTGGTTTTTTATTTTTCGAGGGTGCGGTTATTTGGGTTTGTACTTTTTTCGGATTTTTAGAATCTAATATTTCGGGAGTGTACTATTTTACTTTTTTTATCCTATAATAGTCAAAGACCTAATAGCGCCCGGTCGCCCCCCACCGGCCTGTCCAACTGGGGGTGGGGCCGGGTCCGATGCAATGTTATAACATAACACTGAGAGAATAAAAAGAAAGCGCAGCATGTGGCTGCGCCTATAGCTATTACGCAATACGACTATGATTAACCAAACCATGTAAACGTAAAGCGCCGCGACAATACATGGGCGGGCAGATAGTAACAGGTAGGTTAGACTTGACCCAATGGCAATACAAGTAAGCAAGTAACTCACTCCACTGTTGTTTGGTCTGAGGATCACAAGAGATAGTTTTCATTAGCTCAACTCCAAAAGAAAACGGGGAGCATTAAGCTCCCCGCTATAGTTAACTTACTTGCCTTTCTTTGCAGTAAAGGAAACCTTGGTCTTGCCATTCTTTGTATTGGGAACAGCATTACCAAAGGATAGTCCGTCAAACTTGAAACTAAACCGGCGAACCATTCCAGCCGGAATAGCTTCGCTATACGAATCGTTGAACTGTTCCGCAAACTTAGTCTTTGCGGCTTTAACAGCCTGTTCCATTTCATGAATAGTAGTAACTTGCTTCGCAAGTACTGGGGGCAATGAAGTAAGCTCCATTTGCTCCCATTCGATATCTTTGCTGTTAGACTTGGTGGAGGGCAGGTTGAAAGTAGCAACAGTCATTAGAGTAGCTCCAGTTTGTCGGGGCGAAAATCGCTGGCCGACGATCACTATTATAGTGGTTTCGCCGGGCCTGTCAAGCGATATTTTTTCTCAAATAAATCAATGGGTTAGCGATTTTCGGGCCGTTCGCCTCGCGGTTGATGAACTAGAGTTTATATAAGTTCTAGTTTAACTAGAGCTAGAAAGAATTAACTAGAATAGGTCAAGTAACAACTAAACAAGTCAAGTAAC